CACCATCTGACTCATTCAAAGACAACCAATCCCAACGTATTTTATCTTGATTTTTTTTTAGCAATTGCATAGCACCATCTGACTCATTCAAAGACAACCGATCCCAACGTATTTTATCTTGATTTATCCAATTTAATAAACGCATTGGTAATTTTACATTCATGGTTTCTTTAATAAATCTTACACATATTTTATTACATTTTTTATTTCATTTTTTATTTCATTTTTTCTAAAAACCAAATCCCCTGTAAAAAGCAATCAGACAAGTCATCTTTTTTTTTACAAGAAATAAAGTAATCATTCCATTTCGCCAAAGTATCGGTTGTTTGAATAATATCAGCAGATGTGGCAACTGCTTTCTTTTTTCTTGCATCATATTGCTTTTTTTTATTTGTTTTATTTGTTTTATTTGTTTCATTTGTTTTATTTGTTTCATTTGTTTTATTTGTTTCATTTGTTTTATTTGTTTTATTTGTTTCATTATTTGCACTTGTTAGTTCGTGACTATTATTCAGTGAATATTTTTTTAATTTATTTGTTGCACTGATAAATTCCACACAAACATCTGTATTACGCGTAAAAAAATACTGCATCAGCATTCCCTGTATGGTTTTCATTCTAGTTGCTAAAGATCCAATTTGATTTTCTATAATAACATGAGTTATGTCTCTCACGTTTAATGTGTCAAAATACTGAATAATGTTTCGGCCAATAATTTGCAGAGGAATGGTTGCACACTTTTTCTTTGGAGCCAAAGAATTTATTAAAGTTACTCCATGAATATTTTGATGACTAACTAACAAATCGATTAATTCATTCTTTTTTTTAACATTATTTGTATTAATATTGTATTTGTTAGTTAAACAAATTAATTCCTTAAGTAATGCTTTTTTTAATGCTGGTAATAATAACTCTTTTATATTAAAGTAAGGGTCTTTTTTAGCGTGTACTTCGCACAAATAGTTATTATTTAACAACCCTTTTTTATATAACGCTTGTTTGACACATTTTTTTTCTTTTTTTGTGCCTGCATAGTTATAGCAAGTGCATTCATACACTGGATGAATAACTGGATTTAACTCGATGAGATTTACAATATCCCAATGTTCCATAATAAGTTTGGTTTCAATTGACTGAGATAATACACAAAACGAACAGTTTTTAATTCCTACATCAATGCTGATAATTTTCATGTCTTATTTAATATAACATTTTGTTTATATTTTGTTTTTGTTAGTTTAGAATAAAATAAAAGGAATATAATAATGAAAGCTTATGCAACTAAAAATAAGCGTCGAAAACATTCTCGTAAAACAATAAAACATAAACGACAGCATGGTGCGTCAAATACGCCATCTATTGCTCCGTATGCAATATCTTCCAAAAATGGTGGTAGTTTTTCAGTTCCTGCACCATTAGTTGGTGCACCATGGACCAGCAGTCCAAATTCATGGTCAGGCTATGGAACTGGTAATGAAAATCACGGCAACCATTTTCCACAAAATATGTACAATCAAGACACAAAGATGATGATTAAATATACAGGAGGAAGGAAAACGCGTAGAAAAAAGAAAAGACAAAAAAAAAACAAAAAACATAAAATTAAAAATACTACTAGTAAACATAGGCAGAAACGTAACAGTAAACGTAGTGGAGGCGCATCTTTCATACAAAATGTAGCCAACAGTTATCGTGACATAGCATATAACTTTGACTCGGGTTATAATGCATTGCGTGGATATAATTCTCCGGTTAATCCTGCACCATATAAAGACCAACTTCAAGCTAGATAACCATGATAAAAAAATGATTTTTATTTTGTATTTAAAAAATAAAAAAACTAATAAAAAAATAAAAATGATTTATAATATTGTTAAGTTAATCAGTAGTATTATAAATTAATAATAAAATATGACAACTATCGAGAAATCTACTAAACAAGCGGTTGAGAAAATGACCAATATAGTTGGAACTCTTATTCAGTGCATGACATCATTTAAAGATGTTCCGGAATCATTAAATAAAATCGAGGATGTATTAACTCACAAAGATTTGCTTACAAAGTGGATTAGTTTTGGAGTTAATTTAGTTGAATCTGAGGCTCAAGAAATAAATGTTGATGTTAACGCAAATATAAAAAGTGAGTCTAAACCTGAGCCTAATACTGAGCCTAATACTGAGCCTAATACTGAGCCTAATACTGAGCCTAATACTGAGCCTAATACTGAGCCTAATACTGAGCCTAATATTATTGATGATGTTCAAGAGAATATTAAGGATGTTAAGGATGTTAAGACTAATAAGTTAGAAAAAAATGCAAAAGAAAAAGATGATGCAAAAGCAATTAAATTAGCGGAAAAGGCAAAAGAAAAAGCAAAAGAAAAAGAAGAAAAAGCAAAAGAAAAAGAAGAGAAAGCAATCGAAAAAGCAAAAGAAAAAGAAAAGAAAGCAATCGAAAAAACAAAAGAAAAATCATTAAAACCTCGGGGAAGACCTAAAAAAAATCAACAAAATGTGGTAGATAATACTAATAATGTTGAAAATATGATTTTGTCAAATGCAATTGAAATAAATTATGAGAACTTTGATGAAATAATTATTGACCAAATAACATATTTAGTATTTAATGCAAAATCGAATGATGATTTTAGTTATGGTGATGTGTTTACTGCTGATTTTGAAAAAAATGGCGAAAATAAGTGTGGAGATTATAATTTTAAGACCAAAACAATGATATTGTGTTAATTAAATTAAATTATATTTTTTATATTTAATAAAATATAAATAATAAAACGTAAAAAATAAGTAAAAACAATATAAATAAAGTGGAAGGTGTATATAATAATATTATAAATTTAAATGTCTTATATTTTTAATGAAGACAATGTAGTAATGGCGTTTAAAACGGTTCAAATAAACCCCATTCGCACTCTTTTTTCATGCATAAAAGAGTTATTGGTTTCTGGAGATATAGTTTTTAAAAAAGAAGGATTTAAAATGATGGAAATGGATGACTCTTTAATTATTTTGCTTCATCTTTTTATGGATGCAGAAAAGTTAGAATATTATATATGTAAAAAGGAACAAATTGTGATTGGTCTTAAATTTGAGCATTTTTACAAGTGTATTAATTCGTTTGATTCAGAAGAAGAATTAACCATTTGTATTGAAAATGAAGACTATTCCAACGGATTTGTTTCACAGTTAACTCTTATTGGAGAAGGAAAGGGTAAAACTAGAATTAAAAAGATTCAGTTAGGAGAGCCAGGAAACAATGAACATGACTATCCCGAGATTAATTATCCAAGGATTCGAACATTTTCTTCTCCAGAGTTTGCAAAGATTGTTAAGCACATGTCAGATATTTCAAAAACCCTTGAAATAAAATGTGTTGGCAACGAGTTATTTTTTAAAGGGTCTGGGTCAATGTCGTCTGAAACCGACCACAGAACACCCACTATAACAGTGGGTGATACTAGTCAGGAAGACATGTCCAAGATTGTGCATGGAGAATTTTCTCTGAAATATTTAAGTTTGTTTGTTCGGTGTAAGGAGTTGTGTCCTCAGCTTGAATTATATTTAGATAACGATGCTCCTTTAATAATAAAATATGATGTGTTTAATATGGGTGTTTTAAGGTTAGCATTAAATTCAGTGGATACTTAAAATAGTATAGTAAAAATATAAAATATAATGTTTATCTAAACAAACATTATGGTAAAACAATTTACCATTTATGGCGAAAGATGTAGTGGAACCAATTATTTAGAAGGGTTAATAACTAAAAATTTTAATGCAACAATCACCTGGAAATATGGATGGAAGCATTTTTTTGGCCATAATGACTTATCAAATACGAATGACACCTTGTTTATTGGCATTGTTCGTAATCCGTGCGACTGGTTAAATTCTTTGTTTAAATCACCACATCATTTATCTAATTCAATTAAGCCCCAAGAGATACCACCTAAATTTAATACTAATTATGCTGCTCAACAAATAGTTCACAATCGCAATGCATACAATTTTTTAAATAACCAATTTTGGTCTTTACATGATAATACCAACAAAGAACTAATGGAAGACCGCAACATGTACACTAAACACCGATACAATAATATATTTGAAATGCGTTATACTAAACTAAAATTTCTAATAGAAGACATGCCAAAGCAAACTAATCATTATATATTAATCAAATACGAAGACTTAATCAATAACTTTGAACAAACTATGAATCATATTAAAGAAGCTGGAAATTTGGAAGTGAAATCAAATATACACTATCCATTGAATGTGGATACTTACAAAGCAATAGCAAGTGCAGGCAAATTTTCTAAAACATATAAAGATATAAATAAACATCCTCCTTTACCAAAACATAAAATATTAAACAATAAATTGTTCTTTCAAACTTATGAAAAGCAATTGGGATATAATCAAACTGCTTAGTTGAATAATATTTTTCGCTGTTCAGTCATAAGATTATCTGTAATAATATGTGTTTTTAAATACTGTGCTGTTATTTTGTCTTCAAGCATCTGAATAATAAAGTAAAGAGAATACATTCCACATTCAGTATCACTATACTGGTGCTCAACTGGATGATTTTGGTCAAACTTGAAATTTATTGGCGGTTTTTGGTTTTTCCCCTGTTTAATTATACGGTTCACTAAAACCATAACTTCTTTCGGTGCTGTAGTTCCCACACTATCAAAAAAGAATATTTTTCCCTTTTTTATATTAACAAACATGGATATCCAGTGTTGACCTGGCTTATCATGAGGGTCTGTATTAAAGATAATACCAATCTTCGTTTTATCCTTGGACAAACATTTTTTTATGCTAAATTTGCACAGCTCTTCCCATATACAATCGTCATTAGGATTTACACCATTTCCCTTGGTTCGTGTATCAAAATCAATCGGAGATGGTCCAATAAAATCAAAGCACTTGTATGCGAATTCATATTGTTTCATTACATCTGCAATGTTAATATTGTCTAGCCACATATTTGGCTTTGTTGACCATTCTTTGGGAGCATTAGGAGCGAATGCTTTATTTAAATCTTTAGCCTTTGCACCCAGTTGGTCAACCCAGCACGATTCGTCATTGCATTTGTTTTTAAACTTACCTTTTAAAGCACTCCATACATCACTTAAAGATGCTGACTTTGAAATAATATCATTGGGATATTTTGCATTCCAAACTGCACGGATAAACTTTAACTGTGTATCATCATAGCATGTAGGTAATTTACCTTTTTTTCCTTTAATTTTACTTGGAGCACAGTTAAGAGTCTTGAATGAATTATTACTTAGTGTTGTACCACCATGTTTTTTAAGTTTGACTGTAGTGTTTCGTTTACTTTTATTTTTATTTTTACTTTTATTTTTACTTTTTCTTTTTTTGTTGGTTTTTTTACTACGAAAGCCCATTTACTTTATCCTTTTATTTTATGTAATTTCAGTTTTTTTATAAAACATAAAAAATTATTATATGGTAGACACCCTAAACTATGAATACAAATAACTTTTTTTTACATTTAAAATCAACCATACAAAATGCCGAATTACTGGTTAATACACATACACAGTCCATCTTGCCAAAAAGGCAACAAGGATTAAAACTTGACGTTATGGTTAATAAATCGGTCATTTACTTTGACTCTAAGGGAATTCCGCCATCAATTTGGAAAAATATACAAATGGATACTAAATGCACGTTAACATATAACATTCCTGTATCAAACGAACTTATCCGCAGACCTATATCGTTTGTTATTGCTGTGCAAGATTTATGTTCTGTCTCTCTTATTGAAGAAATCAACCAATATGTTCGACAATGTTTAGTCTGGCTTTACATTGCTCAAAAAACCGCAAAAAAAAATCAGTGTAACACAGCTCCACTTCTTATTTATTTATTACGTTCTCCTCTATTAAAAATGCTTCCTTCAAAAAGTACAGTGTCTAAAGATATTACTACTATTGATTGGGTTAATGCCAACACAGCATTTACCATGGTTTGTAATGAACCAAATAAAACAAAAACAAGCATAGTTCGCGAAATTGTTATTTACCGTAAAGAAGAGTGGTTTAAAGTTTTCATCCATGAAACATTTCATAATTACGGATTTGACTTTTCCAATGCATCCAATGATTTAATTCAATATGGAACATCATTTGTTTTAAATAAACTTTATCCTGTAAAAAGTGACGTGAACCTCTACGAGGCATACACAGAATGCTGGGCACGCATTATTTTTGTGGTATTTTCGTCTTTACATATTAAAAGTAGCGATGATGAATTTTTAACATCTGTTAAGCAAAGGCTTAATGAAGAAATTGCGTTTTCTTTTTTCCAAGCAGCTAAAGTGCTTGAATATATGAATATTAACTCGTATGAGCAACTTATTCGTGGTCAAGCTAAAACTGAATATAAGGAAAATACGTCAATTCTTGCATATTATGTTATTACTTTAGTATTGTTTGCTAACTATCCTGCGTTTATTGCGTGGTGCTATCAAAACAATCATATTAC